CCAAGAGTCACGATGCGGAAAGCGTGAGGCTTCCCCCCGATCCAATGACCATCTAGTGGTCCGCTCATTTCTTTCCCCCTTTCAGGGATCTAATGTGATCTATCCCACGCTCCAACCCCTCACACAGCAACGCGACACGCTCACGATCCTTCACAGAAGACCACGGACGCAACAGCGCCTCAGCCTTGCGAATCTCCGCACGCATCTCACGCACCGTCAGGGTACGAACGCTCACCTCACCATGCCCGTACTCCTGCGCCCGGGCCAACGCACCATCCTCGCTAGTCGGATTCTCCGCGCTGTTCCACGTCTCCCACGCTGCCCGGTTCTGAGACTGGCCCAGACCCGGACGCTTATGAGACAAGTGATCCATACGCGTGACCCTCAAACGAGAAGTACGCGTGCCCCGTTGCAAACTACGAGCCATAAGGCTTGACGGGACCGGCGACGGATCCGTCGGACGCAAGAACGCCTGACTCCTCGCCACCTCAAATACTGACACCCCCGCATCCGTCGTCAGAACCTTCCAAATGTCTGGGGTTCGACCGGGATAACGGTGATACCAGTAACGGACAGACGTCATAGACGCCTCCCTTCACACCGCCAGTGACACGGTGACACTGGCGCACAGAGTCGGGCGATCACAACGCCCGACCCCCACAGGATCGGCCCGCTTCACTACAGACCTCTCCCAGCACCCATTATCCCACACCCAGCCAACTAAAGCGAACACCTGTTCGACCAAATGACAGCCGTGTAATACGAAAAAAAAAGGGGCGCACCGGACAACCCGGCACGCCCCCGGCGCATCACCTCAAAACCCACCAGTGACACGGTGACACTGAACACCAGAAAACAAAAAAAAAGGGGAGGCCCGGGCCGTCAGGCCCGGACCTCCCCGGCACTACCTATCGATCAGGCTGCTTTCCAACCCGTCATGTCGGCAATCTTCTGCCGTGCTGCACACGGACCCAGTGAGTCGAAAATCTTTCGACCTTCCCGGAGGTTAGAGAGCAGCGCATTCCCGATCTGAGAATCCGATCCGCCCGCTTGCTTCCGGTCCATGTTGGAGAACGTATGCCCTCCAGCCTGCAGGGCTTCCATCACCGTGAGGGTGTCCTTCTTACCCTGACGACCGGCCACCCTCTTCTGAGCCACCACGTCCGCTAGACCCAGCGTGTTCCGGAGATCCCGAACATACGCCCGACCCTTACGGCCTACCAGTGCTTCAGTGCCATCCTCCGCACTGTCACAGATGTTCTGCAGGAAGGCTTCCTGACGGACCACCACGTCTGCCGGGACACCCTTGCCACCCGGAAGGGTGGCCTTGATTCCTCCGATAGCGGAGGTGATGTCCTTACAAACCCGGATGTCCAGCGGGTAGCCCGCCTCCAACATCTGCCGGAACCTGATCGACGCCAGTGATGCCTCCACCACCGGATCCGCCACGCATGCCTGCCGGTGGGCAGACAGACGAATGAGCAGGGCAGACAGGGTGACGATGGACTCGTTCACCCTCTCTTCGATCAGATGCCACTGATCGACAGCACCTGAGCAGATAGTCCGGATCACTGTCCGGGCTTCCTTCAGGTCCGCACCCTTCAGGATCGCACCACCCTTCACCTCTAGAACCTTTTGGGTTCCAGCAGCGATCAGGAAGACCCCGACAGCAGCCTCGCGGCCACCCTTCAGGATCTGCTGTGCGCCCTTCTTCATGCGGGCCACCGTCTGGCTTCCAACGATGGTCACTGTTCGCACCTCTTCACCGTCCGTCCCGAGAACCGGGACCGGCTTAGAGGTTGGCTTCTGCTTCTTTGGGGTTCCCATCTGGGAACTCCTTTCTGTTGGGGGGGGCCCTTCACCGGACCCCCCGTGACAGACCCATTCTCCCACCTCCAGTCGACCTCTTCCAGCCCACCCGTGACCGTCAGTGTCACGGTGACACTGGCACCCGCGCCGACCTCCCCAGACGGTCCTACTCCCGACCCAGCCCGACTCCCGCTCCGTCCCTCCCAGCGGTCCGGACGTGCTGCCAGACCCTCCCCGGTCCCGGGCCACGCCCGCCCTGCCACGACAGGCAACGTACCCCGAAGGCCCAGACGTCCGGGGGCTACCCCCTAGGGGGGGGCCGGGGGGCCGCGCGAAGGGTGTGTGTAGATACGGCGGGACAGATCGTCAGAGGGGGGTTGTTTGCTCTGTGACGGGCCGTAAAACGATGGTTGGGCGACCCGCTGGCGGCGGGTCGCGGCCAGCCTCGTCGTTTATTAGGTGTCGCTAGTGTCCCATTAGTGTTGGGACACGCTGTTGGCTTTGGTAGGAGGTCATGTGATGGCGCAGAACGGTGGTGGCCGGGGTTGGAAGACTGACGGTGAGTCTGGTGAGAAGGTTATGCCGGATTCGTGGCGCGAGTTTTTGGAGTGGTTGTTGTTGGGGCCGGATCGGCAGCCTGTTACGCAGCGTGAGTGGGCGGCGGAGCATGGGGTGCATGAGGATTCGTTGCGCCGTTGGAAGCGTGATCCTCGTTTTACGAGGGAGTGGGATCGTCGTGCGGCTGAGTTGAATATTCATCCTGAGCGTACGCAGTCGGTGATTGACGCTTTGCATGCTCAGGCGGTGGCGGGGTCTGTGAATGCTGCTTCTTTGTATTTGCAGTACATTGAGAAGTTTACGCCGCGGCGTTCGTTGGTGTTGGAGGATCGTGCGGTGTCGGGTTTGTCGGATTTGGAGTTGGCTGACGAGTTGGAGGGGCTTGTGGCTGAGTTTCGTGCTGAGGAGGTTGTTGGTGGTTTGGCCGGATGTGACGGAGAGGGTGAAGATGGGTCCGTTGTTTGATGATGAGTTGGGGTGGCGTGAGGAGGCGTTTGGTGAGCATCCTGTGTTGGGGCCGTGGGGGGATCCGTTTCATGGGCCGGAATCTGATGAGCCTTTGGAGTGCGGGTTGGAAACTCCGGAGGTGTGTGAGGCGTGCGAGTGAGGTGGGCGGTGTCGTTGGCGGTGACGGCCGTGTTTCTGTCTGTTGCCTTCATGGTTTGGGGTTTGGGTCGGACGTTACAGTCGTTGTTCGATTAGATGGTTGAGTACGATCCGCGTCTGGGTAGGGCGCCGTGGGCGCGCCCTGTGGGGCGCGATCCGCGGGTGGATGTGGCGTTGGGTTTGATTGGCGGCAAGCCTGATCCGACGGCTTTTCGCCCTCCGGGTGACGGGATGAATCCGTTGCAGGCGTTGGAGTGGTTGGGGAAGCAGGCTATTAGGGATCCGTTGTCTGCGGGGATGTCGTATGCGTCGTTGTCGGAGGCGGACCATAGGCGGCAGCGTGAGGGGGCGCCGTGGTGGCAGCGTGCTTTGTCTCAGGCGAAGGCGCCGGTGGATTGGTTCAACGTGGACCGGTGGGGTGAGGCTCGTGGCACGCAGGGTTCGTTGGGTCAGTCTGTGTTGACGGGGTTGTTGACGTCGGATGTTCGTGATCCGGCTGAGGTGGCGCGGGCGCGTGAGTCTCAGTTGTATCGGAAGGGGTCGGGGGTGGTTGATGCGGGTATCCGGTTGACTGCGGATCCGATAGGTGTGTTGGGGGGGTCTACGATTCGGGCGCTGATTGCTAATGCGGCGCGGGCGGGTGGTCCTGCTGCGGCTGCGGGGATTCGGTCTGCGGCTGCTGGGAACCGGTTTGGGTTGCGTGATCCGGGTCGGTGGTTGGGGGATGTCGACCCTCCCGATGTTACGAGGGGGGTGCCGCCGTCGGCGAGGACACCTTCGACGGCGCATCAGTTTGATACGCCCCGGTATTTGGGCGAGATCCGTGCCGCCCGTCCCGAAACGCTCACGGCGAGGGTTTCCGAAACGGTGGCGTCGTCTCTGCGGCGGGATCGGTCGAACCACTGGAGGCCCGCTATTCAGCGGGGGGCGCCGATTTTGGAGGACGGGTACGTCATCCCGATGAACCAGCCGTTCTCAGGGCGAAGTGTGCTTCCGGAGAGCGGTGTTCTTGTCCAGATAGATGAGGCGGGGCAGATCGTCGGGAAGCCTCATCGCGCCGTCGGTGACACGACGCGGCTACAAGATTACAACTTCGCAGGTCAGGACGCATGGAGGTTGGATCAAATCCAAGGTTCGGCGCCGCGTTGGTTGTGGATCCACTCAGGCGGAAGCGGCCGGGTAACACCCGCACAGTCGGTACACGGCCCCGCCGTAAACCGTACAGGCGTGTACAAGGTTGCTATGACCGGCGAGGAGGTTGCCTCATCGACGGTGGATGACCTGCTGGAACGGTTCGACAACATCTTCCCCGATCAGGAGTGGGATATCAGGCAGGTTCCAAGGGTGATGGAGGGGGGTGTGTTCAAGGGTACGGCTGCGGAGGGGAAGACGCTGACGGAGATCGGCGAGATGGCGGGGAGAAGCCATCTTCCCGTTGCGGCCACCAAGACGGCCCGACAGGCGCAGGTTGCTGCGGCTAACACTCTTTCACCCGCTGAGGTTGACAGAATCTGGCCGACGGTGGCCCGCATGTATGCCGACGAAGCCGTCGACAACATTCTGACAGCCCGGGACGACATGGACACGATGCGGTTGCGGGCGCTGTTTTACGATGATCCGGCGATGGCGGGCAATCAGACCGCCCATTCAGCGATTGTCGATTTTGTGGACCGCGCTTCGCAGAGAAGCGGCACGGGGGACATAGGGCTGCCGGGGTGGATTTCCATACCGACGAAGGAGAGTCGTCTTCTGGAAATACGGGATCTGGTTGTCGCCGATTTGCGGGAGGTCACCCGCAAGTTCGTGGACGACATGGACATGCCGGAACGGGTGTCGGTGGGGCGCTGGCAGTCGCCGGGGGAGAGGATCGGTGCGTCGGGTTCGACGTTCCCGATGGATCCCCAGTGGGGGGAGAAAGTGACGGTGGGGTATGGGGGGCGCAGCCACCGCTTTAGGGGAAGTCGCCCCGTGGGCGGCCCAGAGGTACCGCTGTCGCAGCGTTACGGGCGAAGAGGCCCAAGCATCGGGCACAGCGGTGAGAATCGTAAGTGGATTGAGGCGGTCGTGGATCCCCGTGAGGACATCGACTTCTTTATGCTGTCGCGCACGGGGCAGAACATGGCGGAGCATGAGATTCTGATGTCGCCTGCGAAGTGGGCGGAGAAGGCCGTGGCCGGGTTGGGGCAGCATCCCACAAGTCGGGTTCGGCAGCCGGGTTACAGCGGCCTGTTCGGCAGAAGTGCCTTGGAGCCTCAGATGGCGTTGCCCACCAGAGCGGCCCCTTCAGATATGCCGGGGTTGACTTCGGCACAGATAGAGTTCGGCCCCAACGCCCCCAAATGGATACAGCGCGCTCTGGACGAGTTGGAAGCCGCAGGCACAGAACCGGACCTTCTGAACCGGTACCTTACGGCGCCTGCCGGTAGGACTAGGGAGGCTTTGGCTAACCGGGTTCGGGCGGAGATAAATGTGGGGCGTCGGAACATGTTGGAGGCGGAAGGTTGGGGGAACCTCCCCACCCCCGGCGCTATCAGAACTCCCGGTCTGTCTCCGGGATACGCCCATGCAGACGCATTACGCTCTAGCAGAACGGTGCAGGAGATTGCGTCGGGGCAGTTCGATCAAGCCGACTGGTTCCGCTTCGGAACACACGATGATCTGCCTATTCCTCCGAACTGGGACGAGTTTATGACACAGTTGTCTCAGGAGATATGGAGAACGGATACGACTCTGGCCTCTACGGTATCCGGACGGACCCCGACGGGAGTGTTGAAAGCGTTCAAGGAGTGGGTCAACGCAGGCGACCCGGATGTTACTGCTAGAAGCCTGTCCGGTATCGTGGGTTGGACGGTGCGGGAAGGCGTCACCGACCCTAGGGCCAGCATGGAGTTGTTGCCCGGGTGGCAGCACCAGTTGAAGAGACTCGTGGAAGACTGGTACAACAAACCCGCCAGTAGGTTGGCTGTGGCGAACCGGTCGCACTCAGCGTGGGATGCCCCGTGAGTCGTATGGGGGAACTCCGCCAAGAAGCGGAGTGGCGCAAATGCCAACGCGACGAACGGTACTTCTTGGAGAAATACTGGCACATCGCCCACCCCGGACAGGGCCGCATCCTGTTCGGACTGCGCGAAGCGCAACGGTACGCCCTAGACCACTGGGACGACAACCGTTACTCGTTGACGTTGAAAGCCCGCCAGATCGGATGGACGACGCTCGTTGCCGCCCACCAGTTCTGGTTGGCGTTCTTCCACGACGACCAGAACATCATCGACCTCAGCCGCACCGAACGCGAGTCCGTTCTCCTGCTGCGTAAATCGAAGTACGGGTTTCAACACTTGCCGGACTGGATGGTGTCCCGTGGCCCGAAGTCGCTGGTCGATCACCAGCAGCGCATGTATTTCGGCAACGGGTCACAGATCACGTCGATGCCTTCGGCATCGGATCCGGCCCGTGGCGAGTCCGCTACCCTGATCGTGGTTGACGAGTGGGCGTTCTTACCGAACCCTGAGGAAGCGTGGGCATCCATTGAACCAGTGGCAGATGTGGGAGGCCGAATCATTGGCCTCTCAACGGCGAACGGATCAGGAAACTTCTTCCACCATCTTTGGGTGGGGGCTTCCACGGCCAATAACAAGTTCTCGCCGATGTTCTTCCCGTGGTCGGCGACGGAAGACCGCGACGAGTCGTGGTACGAGTCGAAGAAGCAGTCGATGCTTTCTTGGCAGTTGGCTCAGGAGTATCCGACGACGCCTGAAGAGGCGTTCGTAAAGTCGGGGAACCCGGTGTTCGACTTGGACGTGTTGGAGGAGATGGAGGGCCGCTGCTATGCGGGCATCAGCGGCTATTTGCATGAGACGCACCCGCGGGTTGTGGAGTTTCGGACGTGAGTTTGGAAGTGTGGCGTGAGCCTGACGGGATGCACGCCTATGTGATGGGTGTGGACACGGCGGAGGGGTTGGGTCACGGCGACTATTCGTGCATTCAGGTGTTGGATGTGGGAACCGGGGAGCAGGCCGCTATCTGGCATGGGCGCATCCCGCCGGATGCGTTGGCGGTGGAAGTGACCCGGCTGGGTTTGTGGTACCGGGACGCGTTGTGCTGCGTGGAGTCGAACAACCACGGGTTGACGACGATCACGATGCTGCGCCAGTTGGGGTATCCGCGGCTGTTTCGGCAACGGTCGCTGAACCGTACGACGAACAAGGTGTCTCAGGAGTTCGGGTGGCGAACCACCCGAACGTCGAAGCCGTTGATGATTGACGATCTGGGCATGGCTCTCCGAAACGACGAGTTGTCGCTTTACGACGTGAACACGGTGCAGGAGTTGCGGACGTTTACCCGTAATGATCGGGG